GTCGCCCCCCTTAATGCGTATAAAGTTCCCCACAGAAAATTTCGGGAAGGAGGTTTTTGTAAATGGCTGGAAAAAGGCAACCGATTGATCTGCTGCTCTACAAGGGAAAAAAGAACCTGACCAAACAGGAGATCGAGACAAGAAAAAAGCAGGAAGTGAAGGCGCCCGCCGATAAAATCCGGGCGCCTTCGTATTTGTCCAAGGAGCATAAGCGGGAATTTGGCAGAATTGCCAAGGAGCTGGAGCGGATCGGCATCATGTCGAACCTGGATGTGGACGCACTGGCCCGGTACATCATTTCCCGGCAGATGTACCTGGATGTCACCGAGGCGCTGCTCAATCGAAAGCCTATTGTGCAGTATGAGGCCAAGGAAAACGACGATGTGGACGGGGAGCTGATCCCGAACACGACCACTAAGGAGGCAGCCAGCGGCGTATATGCGGACCTGCTGCTGAACCAGGACAAATTGTTTAAGCAATGTCGGCAGGCGGCTTCTGATCTTGGATTGACCATTGCTTCCCGGTGCCGGTTGGTGATTCCAGAAGGACCGACAAAGGAAGAGCCTTCCGAGTTTGAACAAAAGTTTGGTGATGTCTAATGCTGGGCCTAAAACACTGGATGATGAACTATTGTTACGACGTCATTCATGATGATGTGCCAGCGTGCCAGAAGCACAAACAGGCATGTGAACGATTCCTGCGGGATATGGACCGCGCCGGAACCAAGGACTTCCCGTATGTGTTCGATGAAGATCGGGCCATGCGCTTTTTCGAGTGGATGAACCTATTTCGGCACACCAAAGGAGTGCTTAAGGGGGAACGCCTGCAGCCGCATGATATACAGGTCTTTGTCTTTGGGAATGTGTACGGCTGGGTTAACCCTGCCACCGGCTACCGCCGGTTCAGAAAGGCATATTGGCAAGTGGGCCGGAAGAATGCGAAGTCTCAGACGCTGGGATGTGTCGCAACATATGAGGCTATGGCCTTCGGTGAGGGCATGTCCGAGGTGTATATAGGGGCTACGAAGTCTGAACAAGCCAAGATCGTTTATAAGGAAGCCAGGGCCATGCTTGCAGGCTGCCCGGAGTTGAAGGGGAAATGGCGGGAGGCATACGGGAGAATCACACACACAAAAACGGACTCCGTGATACGTGCATTATCCAAAGAGGACCAGAAGACAGGGGACGGCCTCAACCCGCAGGCGGCCATTATCGACGAATATCACGCCCACCTGACCACGGAAATTTATGACGTCTTGGATTCCGGGATGGTGGCCCGGCCGCAGCCCTTGCTGATGGTCATCACCACGGCCGGGGATGTCAGCGGGCCTTGTTACCGCGTGGAATATGATTATGTGTCCCGTCTGCTTGATTCGGCCGACCAAGCCGAGAATGAGCAGTATTTTGTCATGGTCAATGAACTGGACAAAGATGAAGATGGGAACCTAATTGATGATATCCGCGATGAAAAGGCTTGGTTAAAGGCAAACCCTATTGCGGCATCTTATCCCGAAGGACTGAACAATATACGGGCGCGTATGAACGAAGCGCTGGAGAAGCCGGAAGCCATGGACGACTTTCTAACCAAAAATATGAACGTGTGGATGGCAACGGGGGAGAAGAAGTACCTGCGGGCCGACCGCTGGAAAGCCTGTGGCGCTTCGGAAGCGAATCCCTTCCCGGAACTGCGCGGCAAACTGGGGTATTTGGGCGTGGACTTATCATCGAAGATCGACTTAACAAGCGTTGGCTTCGTGTTTCCGCTGGACGATGGGCGTTACGCAGTCCTGGGGCATTCTTTCATGCCGGAGGAAACCATGCTGCAGCGGGAAAAGAAGGACAAGGTGCCTTACAGTCGCTGGGTGCGGGACGGCTGGCTGACGGCTACACCGGGCGCAGTGGTGGATTATCGGTTTGTTCAGGCGTATGTCATGGAACAGATCGAGGCGAACGGGTGGAAGGTGCAGGAGAACTGTTTCGACCCGTACAACGCTACTCAGTTCGCGCAGAACATGGAAACAGAGGGATTCATCCCCGTGGAGATCCGGCAGGGGATAAAAACGCTTGGAGAGCCTACCAAGGCCTTCAGAGATAACGTCCTTGAAAAGCAAATTATCCATGACAATGATCCTGTTATTGCTTGGGCCTTCGGCAATGCCATCGCTCGGGCAGATCACAATGACAATATCATGCTGGATAAACAAAAATCCCGGCAGCGCATTGACCCGGCAGCGTGTATCATCAACGCGTTTGTTCGGGCCATGTTTGATGTTGAAGAGACGTCGGATGATGTATCAGAGTTCAGCAAAGAAGATTTCTTAAAGAAACTATGGGGCTGACGTTCCGAAGGGAGGGGGTGCATGTGTGAGACAGAATTTTTTATCGCGAATGTTTGGTTTTGGCCGGAGCGAAGCGGAAACGCGGAGTTATGAGGTGGGCCTGAATGACCGGAAGCTGCTGGAGTGGCTGGGTTTGGATGTGGGGCCGGGCGAAGTCAATATCAAAGGCTGGAACGCACTGAAGGTGGACACGGTGTATGCCTGCATTAAGGTATTATCAGATGCCATATCTAAGCTGCCGTTAAAGGTGTATCAGGAAGACGAATCCGGGATCACCAAGGGCGTGAAACATTACTTGTACAGGCTGCTGAAGCTGCGACCTAACCCTTACATGTCGGCTGCCGACTTCTGGAAGGCCATCGAGGCGAATAGGGCTATGGGTAACGCCTATGCTTCTATTGAGTTTGATAAGCGGACCGGTAAAGTGGTGGGCCTGTGGCCGATGGATAGCAGCAAAGTTCGGGTCATTGTGGATGATGCCGGGATCTTGTCGGACCCGACGCTTCGCATTGCGTCCAGCCAGACCCGGTTATGGTACGAAGTGGACATAGGCAACGGTCAAAAGCGTAAGCTGCTGCCGGACGAGGTGCTGCATTTCAAGGGCAGTATTACCCTGGATGGCTTGGTGGGCGTGCATACGATGGATTATCTGCGAACGTCCGCCGAAAATGCGGCGTCTGCGGGCAAGTTCATCAATAATTTTTATAAGCAGGGCCTCCAGGTTAAGGGTTTGGTTCAGTATACCGGTGCGCTGGATGAAGGGTCCAAAAAGGTATTCATTGATAATTTTGAAAGCATGACAGCGGGACTGAAGAACAGTCACCGGGTCGCCATGATGCCTTACGGCTATCAGTTCACGCCGATATCTATCAGCATGGCAGATGCACAGTTCCTCCAAAATACAGAGCTGACCTTCAGACAGATTGCCAATGCCTTCGGCGTTAAAATGCACCAACTCAACGACTTAGCGAAGGCGACTTATAGCAATGTGGAACAGCAGCAGCTTGCATTCTACTCCGATACGCAGCAGCCGATTCTTACCACCTATGAGCAGGAGCTTTCTTACAAACTGTTCATGGATTCGGAGCTGGACGACGGGTATTATTGCAAATTTAACGTGGATTCTATCCTTCGCGCCGACCTGAAAACCCGGTATGAAGCCCATGGCAAGGGAATTGAAAAGGGCTTTATTACCCCGAATGAAGCGCGGGCTGCCGAAGACAAACCGCCGATGCCGGGCGGGGATCAATTGCTCTTCAACGGCAACGTGATTCCGTTGACCATGGCAGGCCAGCAATACGTGAAGGGGGGTGAAGAAACTGAGCCAGAAGAAGACGAACCCGACTCCGACGAAGGAGAAGCGGGCAATGCCGGTGAAACTGGAGATCCGGGAGACGGAGGCGACGGAGGAACAGCCGAGTAAACGGACCATTACCGGGGCGATTAAGTATGAGAGTGACAGCGAAGTGATGCGGGACTGGTACGGTGACGAATTTGTGGAACAGATTGCAGCCGGCGCATTCGATGAGAGCTTGGCAGCCCGGGATGTGGTCGGCCTATGGTCGCATGATACCTCTCAGGTGCTGGGCAATACAAAGAGCGGCACGCTGCGGCTCCTGAGCGGCAAGCAGGAGCTACGTTTTGAACTGGATCTGCCGGACACTACATCCGGGAATGATGCTTTTGCCATTATCCATCGGGGAGATGTGGACGGCGTATCCTTTGGGATGCGAGTCACCAAGGATAAATGGTCCTCCGAGACCCGCGAGGACAAAAGCAAGCTCTACAAGCGCTCCATCTTGAACGCGGAGCTGTACGAAATCTCCCCGGTAGCCTTCCCCGCCTATCCGGCGAATGAGGTTTCCGCCCGTAGTCTGGAGGACTATAAAGCCAGTGAGCAGCGGGCAGCCGACCAGTTGTCAAAACAGAAAATGTTGATTGAGTTGGAGCTGATCTGATCGGCTCTTTTTGTTTGGCCAAAAACCATTATACGGAGGGTTACAACCTATGAATAAAGAATTGCGGGAGCTGCTGGCGAAGCTGGAGCAGCGTAAAACAGAAGTACGTTCATACTTAGCGCAGGATAAGACGAAGGAAGCGGAAGAGCTGATGGATGAAGTCCGTTCCCTTCAGGCGAAGGCGAAGATGCTTCAGGAGCTGGAGAATGAGGAACGCGACAACCTGGGCGCCGGCGAAGAACTGGGCGGCCGCAATACCGACATGGACAAGCGCGAGGACGCGGAGCTGGAGCGCGAGTATCAGAGCATTTTCCTTCGCGGCCTGCGCCGTCAAGGGATTACCGCCGACATGCGCAGCGTGGTAAAGGAGTATGATCGCCGCGCCGTCATGAATGAAGGGGAAACAGTGCCGCCAATTCCGGAAGGGGATGCCAGCCTGCTGGTTCCGAAGGACATTCAGACGAAAATTCTGACCTTCATGCGGTCGCAGCAATCTGATCTGGGCGAGTACGTCAATGAAATCACGGTAGGCACCCTGTCCGGTTCCCGTGTGCTGGAATCCCTGGACGAGATGACTGAGTTCCCAATTATCGAAGAATATGGGCCGATTTCTGAGATCGACAACCCTAAATTCTCGAATATTGAGTACAAAGTCAAGAAGCGCGGCGGGATTTTGCCGCTGACGAATGAGCTTTTGGCCGATTCAGATCAGAATTTGGTCGCCTATATCACCAATTGGATTGGTCGCAAGGCCATATTCACACGAAACACGCAGATTATCAACCTGCTGAAGACCTTGCCGAAGAAGGAGTTAGCGAACTTCGGGGACATCAAAACGGTGCTAAACGTCGGTTTGGACCCGGCTATTAGTAATACATCGACCATTTTAACCAACCAAGACGGATATAACTGGCTGGATCAACTGGTGGATAGCCAGGGACGGCCGCTGTTGCAGCCGGATATTACCCAGGCGGGCGGTTATTTGTATAAGGGCCGCCGTATTGTGGTAGTGTCGAACCGGTTCTTGCCGAGCGATACCGTCAACGCTAAGGCTCCAATCATTATCGGTAATCTGAAAGAGCTGATTGTGCTGTTCACACGTAAATTTTTCGAGCTGGCCAGCACCAAAGAGGGCGGCGACGCTTGGAGACGGGATACCACGGAGTTCCGGGCCATTATGCGTAACGATATCAAGATTTGGGACCCGGCTGCCGCCGTTTTTGGACAACTGGACATTTCGGACGAAGCATAGGGGCGTTTCGCCCCTTTTTTAATCCCATAGCCGGATGAACCGGCAGAAGGAGGCCAACCATGGCGAAGACAGCGGAGAATTACGAGGTATTGAAGGTATTCCGGGACAAGGAGACGCAGAAACGCTACATTGTGGGCGCACTTTACCCCGGAGACTCCCCGGAACGTATTGCAGAGCTGCAGGAAGCGGGCTATTTGGCGGCTGAAGCGCAGGCACCGGAAGCCGCGAAGCCTGCAGAGAAGAAGGGAAAAGCGGGCGAGGTGACGCCGGATGCTAACGACGCTGGAAAAAGCTAGGCTCCTGGGCGTTGATCCAGCAGGCGATATGCCAGATGCAGAGCTGACAGCACTTTTAACAGTAGCCAGCGCCGCAATTGAAGAGAAATGCCGCCGGAGGTTCAAGCTCCAGACCTACAGCGGGCGGGCGAATGGGATGCGCGGGCAGTACTTGTATCTGCCGAACTACCCCGTACACTCCATTTCTATTTATGAGAAGCCGGACCAGCCCTTTACCGACGTAGAGACGCTGGATAACGGCATTTTCTTCCGGCGATGCGGTTGGCCGGGCGGCGAGCAGGGGCTGTCGGTGACTTACACCGCCGGTTACGTGCTGCCAGAGGATGCTACAGAGGATAACCCGTCCACGCTGCCGGAAACGCTGGAATATGCCTGTGTGCTGATGGCAAAACACCTGCAACGGGAGCCGGGGGTTACCTCAGAGCGGGTCGGGGATATCTCGGTTGCGTATGCAGCGGCAGAAGCGGATATGCCAATGGCGGTTAAAGCGCTAATTGCGCCGCATATCCGCCCGGAATTGTGAGGTGATATCATGGCAGCGCCAAGACGCCGGGCAACTGGGGTGCGGGTCCAGGTCACCGGCGAGGATAATCTAAAGAAGCTGACCAAACGAATGAAGGCTATCACAGAACACCGGGTGGTAGTCGGCATCCGAGGCAGTGAAGAGCTGGCGGTAATCGGTATCGTTCATGAGTTTGGCAGCGCGCCGAAGCATATCCCGGAGCGCTCTTTTATTCGGACTGGGAAAATTAAATCCCGGCCCATTATCAACAAAATTGTTAAGGCCGGCGTTACTGAAATTGCCTTTGGCCGTAAGACGCCGCAGGAGCTTTACCAGGAGATTGGCGAGGCTGGCCTGGAAAAGACCCGCGCGAACTTTGAACGGATCAAGCAGCCGCCCCTGAGCGCTATCTATGCCAGCCACAAGCAGGGGCGTAAGCTCTTGCAGGCCGAGGAAATGCGCTTGAAAGAGGCGTTGTCCTGGTCGATTATTGCCCGCGCGAGAAGGGGGCCGCGTTGATGAGAGAATTTAGGTTCGCTGGCGTTGTCCGGAAGTATTTCCGGCCGTATACCCTTGTGCGAGACAGCGGCGGTGCCTGGGTGAAGGGGAAATGGATGCCGTCCCCGCCGGAGCGTGTGCAGCGGAGCGGGAGCATTCAGCCGGTCAATGCCCGCCTGCGGGCGATAGAGGGCGGGAACTACACCGAGACAGACCGTATGCTCTACACAACGGCTGTGCACAACACCGGGGAACGTATCGAGTACCTGGGTGTACAGTACACCGTCGCGGAGTCACCGGACCGGGAGTATTCGGATGTTAATCAGTATCTGCTGCGGAAGGTGGTTGCCAATGCTCCCGTTTGAGGATATACGAGTGACAATAGTGGAGGGGCTGGAGCAGGCAACCGGCGGGCTGGTGATCGAGATGAACGGCGGCGGGGATATTCCTCCCGGTGATTTCATGACTTATAGCTTCGTTGGTGGGTTTGATTCCGCCGGCGGACAGCCCATCATCACCCAGCAGGGCGGGCAGCAGCAAAGACGGGAGACGGTGAGCTTTACTGCCTCTTTTAACTGCTACGCCGATGATTCGGACGTTGCCATGGTCAACGCCATGCGGGCGCGGGACTGGTTCAAGGCGACGGGCCGGGAGATACTGAAGGACACTTTAGACGTTGTTGTGATCGAGATTGGAGAGATTCAAAACCGGGATATCAATATAGACGAAGAGTGGGAGCGGCGGCAGGGGTTTGACGTCGAGCTTCGGGCAACGGACCTAGTGATTACCGATTTAACCGGCTGGATCGAGACAGCAACACCAATACAAAGGAGTGATTATGTTGAGCATTAGCGACGTAACAGTAACGATTGCCGTACTTAAGCCGACCCCCATCCTGGGTGGATTCGGCAAGCCTCTGATTTTGGGCAGCAGCACGGCGGGCAAGGGCTTCAAAAATTATGCGGATATCGACGCGGTGAAGGGAGATTATGCAGCCAGCACAGAGGAATATAAGGCGGCATTCGCCTTGTTTGCCCAGAAAAATCCGCCTGCAGAGATTGCCATCGTCTCCCGTAAGACCGGGGCCAGCCCGGAAGCGTTGGGGGATTTACTGCCGACCCTGTTTCTAAAGGACTGGCACTTTCTCGTCACCACTTCCACCACGGTCGAGGACCTGATCTTGATTGCGGATGCCGTCGAGGCTGACAAGTCCCGGCAGTTTGTGACCCGGACCAGCAGTAAAGCCGATTTGGCGACCATTAAGGCGAAAGGTTATGACCGCACAGCGGTAATTTATCACACGACGGTCAACAACTACCCTGACGCGGCATGGGTGGGCGCTGTCGGCAGCCTGCCGGTGGGTAGCGTGACCTGGAAGGGGTGGACACTGGTCGGCATTGCGCCGATGGACATTGATGCTTCCGAGCTTAACGCCATCCATGCGCTGGGCGCCAATACCTATGTGACCAAGGCCGGCACAAACGTCACCAGCGACGGCCGGGCGGTCAGCGGGGAGTTCATCGACTTTGTTCACTCCCAGGACTTCATTGTGTTTTCCATTCAATACGCGGTGCAGGACCTGTTCAACCAAGCGCAGGCAGCCCTTAGCAAAATTCCTTACGATAACCGCGGCATTGCACAGATTGAAAGCGCGGTGCGGACGGTGCTGCAGCGGGCATATCTGCAGGGTATGATTGCGGCCGATGATGATGGCGTACCGATGTACAATACGACATTCCCGCCGCGTTCGCAGGTTGATCCGGCGCAGGTTGCCGCCCGTAATTACCCGGATGGACAATTTGAGTTTGTCATTGCCGGTGCTGTTCATACCGCCGTGATTCGCGGCACAATCAAATTTGCATAGGAGGCGGTACAAGTGGCAGGAGAAGTTAAAACATACGATTCGATGGACGTCACCACGATTGTGGATGGCGTCTTTTTGACGGGATATGGTGAGGATTTGGTTACGGTGGCCAAGGATGAAGAGCAGTACACTACAGCGGTAGGCGCTCAGGGGGATGTAATCCGCAACAAGGTGAATAATCCCCTGGGAACCATCACCGTCACTCTGCAGCGGACCAGCCCGCAGGTCCCTTTCCTGGATGGGCTTGCGAACAGCGGCAAACTCGTTCCGGTGTCCGTTATTTTTTCGGGGACGCCAAAAGAAACGAACATTGCGACTCAGGCATACCTCAAAAAGCCCGCAGACCGGGAATATGGCAGCGAAGCGGGCGATAAATCGTATGAGTTCCAGTGCCTGGACCTGAGTATGAACTAAAATCCCAAGCGTTTGGGAATATCACAATTTGAGAGGGGTAATTCAATTGGCAACAGCTAACTCCAAGCAAAAAAAGGTAACCACAAAATCAGGCAAGACATACACCTTGCAGCATCCAGGTGTTCGCGCCGTCACCAAAATCACGGACCGTGTGAAAAATAAACACGGCGTCCCTTCAGACGAACGGCTTGCAGAGGAAATGCTGGAATATGTCGTGGTGGAGCCGAAGGTGCGGCTTGATGATTTCGATTCCTATATGGAAATGACGGAGATTGTCGGTAAAGCCTTTGCCTTCATCACCGGCCAGGATACCGACGAGCTGGAAGACGATGCCCAGGATCAGTAAGACCGAAGCCAAGCGCCGCGCCGAAGAGAATTGGAGCCAGTGGCGGCTATTGCTGTCAGACATGGGCATTACCTATTCTGACCTGCTAATTATGGATGATGAGGATGTGGCGGAGGCTAATGCTGCTCTGGACATCCACATCAAACAGCAAAAGGAAATGAATAAAAGCAAGAAATAGACGTCCTTCGGGGCGTCTTTTTTCTGCTGGAAAGGAGGGGGAATATGGCAGGCGGAATTATTGGGTCCCTGATGTATGCAGTAGGCTTCAAGTTTAACAGCAAGGGCTTAGATAGCGCGGACAAAAAGGTTAGCAAGCTGACAAAAGGCGTAGTTGCCATGGGAGCAGCCGCAGGCGCGGCCATGGTGGGAATTGCTGCGGCCGGCGTCGGCGCGGTAACTAAGTATGAAACCGCCATGAAAAACGTCGAAGGAGCTACGGGGATGGCTGCGGATCAGATGGAGGCCACCCGAGGCGTTGCCAAAACCCTATATGCCGATAATTTCGGGGAGAGTTGGGACGACCTGGGCGCGGCTATCTCTACGGTGACGCAGGTCACCGGGCAAACCGGGAAAGAGCTGGAGAACACCACCAGGAATGCGATTCTCATGCGAGATCAGTTCGGCTTTGAGATTCCCGAGTCAATTAAATCCGTAGACACCATGATGCGACAATTTGGGATCACATCGGAAGATGCTTACAACCTACTGGCCCAGGGAGCGCAGCGGGGGCTAGATAAATCGGGCGAACTGGTGGACTCAGCCAATGAGTACGCGAACCAGTTCAAGAGCCTGGGCTTTTCTGCGGATGAAATGTTTGACGTCTTCGCGGCCGGATCTTCTAAGGGCGTTTTTCAGGTAGATAAGGTAGGCGACGCCGTGAAGGAATTTAACATCCGTTCCAAAGACGGTAGTAAAACCTCTTCGGATGCCTTTACCGCGCTCGGTCTCAATGCAGAAGCCATGATGCAGACATTCGCCCGGGGTGGACCGCAGGCAAAACAGGCATTTAGCGATATCGTTTCCATGATCTCGGACATCGAGGACCCGGTTGCCCGGAATAATATCGGGGTTGCATTAATGGGTTCGCAGTTTGAAGACTTGGAAATTAACGTCATATCGGCCATGGGTGCGGCCGGCAAGTCGTTTGATAAAAGCAAAAAGACCATGGACGAGCTAAATAAAATCAAGTTTGAAAAGCCCGGCGAAGCCATGAAGATGTTCGGCCGGCAAATTGAGGTAGGCATCCTGATTCCCATTGGGCAGAAGCTGCTGCCGTACTTTAACGCCTTCGGTCAATGGCTGTCTGAACACAAGCCACAGATTGAGGCGGTAGGGAACGCGATAGGCAACGGGCTAGGTAAGGCGCTGGGGGCTGTAGCGGGTTGGGTCAAGGCGGCGCTGCCGTATCTCCAGCAGTTTGGCGCTGCTGTGGTGGATAAGGTCGGAGGCTGGATACAAACGGCAATGCCTTACCTCCAGCAATTCGGGCAGATGACGGGAGATGCGTTTAATACGCTGGTCACCAAGGGACAGGAACTATGGACCAGCCTGCAGCCGATAGTCGAGTTAGTAGGAACGAAGCTGCTCGGGGCTGCTGTGGCGTTATGGCCGGAGATTCAGAACATTGCTACGAAGATGTACGATGTCGGCAAAGCAGTTGTGGAGTGGGGAGGGTTTATCCCTATTGTGTCCGGTATAGCCGCCATGCTGCTGACCTACAAAGCGGCCATTTTTGCCGTAACAACTGCGACCAAGATAGCCGGGATTGCGACAAAGGTTTGGTCAGGCATCACCAAAGCGTTCACCGCCGTCCAGACGGCCTTTAATGCGGTCATAAGCATGAACCCCATTGCTCTAATTGTACTGGCCCTGGTAGGGCTTGGCGTAGCGCTGACGGTGGCCTACAAACGTTCAGACAAGTTCCGTGCGTTCATAGATAAGATGTGGAAAGGCATTAAAACAGCGACTATGGCAGTCCTTAATTTCTTCAAAGTGACCATTCCAAAATACTTTATGATAGCTTTTAATGCGGTCACCTCTTTCCTTAAAAAGTGGGGAGTCGTCCTATTGACCGCGATTGCCGGACCTGTGGGGCTGGTTGTGGGCCTCATCATCAAGCATTGGGATAAGGTGAAGGCCGTGACCGTAGCTGTATTTACGGCCGTGTGGAACTGGCTTAAAAAAGCCTGGGGCTGGATATCCAGTACCGTATCAGGTGCAGCTTCTGGGATCTGGAACACAGTAACCGGAGCCTGGTACAAAGTGAAATCCACTACATCCAATATATTCACCGCAGTCTGGAACAAGATTAAGTCGATCTGGAGCAGTATTACCGGCTCTGTGTCCGGTGCCGTGTCCAATGTATGGAGCGCCATTAAGGGAGCATGGGACCGGGTGTTTGACACCACAAACTCCCTCATGACGAAGGTCTGGAACAAGATCACCGGGATATGGAATCAGATTGTCAGCGGGATCAAAAGTGTCGGTACGAAGATGTTGACGGCGGTTACGGATATGTGGGAGAGTGTGACAGGGTTCTTTGAGGGCATTGATCTAATGCAAATTGGTAAGGACATTATTCAAGGTTTTATTGACGGGTTAGGTTCGATGAAGGATTCACTTATTGCAAAGGCAAAAGAGTTGTTCGGTGTTGTGAGGGATGTTTTTTCAGGAAAAGACACTTCAGAGAATACAGTTTCTGTAAAGGCTAATTATGAAGGAGTAGGAACTGGTACAGGTAGAAAGTCGATACTAGACGGTAGTAATGCCAACGGCCTAGCCTACGTTCCATTCGACGGCTATATTTCCGAGCTGCACAAAGGCGAACGTGTCCTAACCGCAAAGGAGAACGAAGAATACTCCCGCTACACTCCTGAGACGGCCCCGGCCCGTCAGAGCAGCAGCCAAAGAGTCAATATCACTGCTCCCACCATCACAATTACAGTTCAGGGCAATGCAGATACTAAAACAGCGCAGCAAATAGGCAGTATTGTTGACCAAAAGCTGCAGGACTTCCTGGAATCGGCATCCCGGATCATGGGGGTGGAAATCAGTGGCGCTAATTAATGGCATGTACATCACCGTTCAGAGCGAGTCGCCTAGCTTCCCGGTGACTGTGACCGAGCAGCCGGTCGAAAAGGGCATCAACCTAATTGACCATGTACAAGCACAGGCCCGGACGTTATCCCTGTCCGGAATTATTGCCGGGCCAAAGGCAGCGAAGACGCGGGCGGATATCATATCCGTCAAGGATAAAGGCCAAATTGTCAGTTACGTAGGGCGTAATGCCTTCGTTGGCGTAATTACGGACTTTTCAACGGCGACCGATTATACGACGGCGGACGGCATGACCTTTAGTATGGAGCTGCGGGAGGTCCGTGTTGCGGCCGCCTCATATGTCGACACGCTGCCGCCCCCGATCAAGGCTCAGGCGGCGCCGATTGTAAACAGCGGCACTAAGCAGACCAAAGGCAAGGACGCCGACAAGGACAAAGGGAAGGGAACGAACAAGGATAAGGAAAAAAATAAGGACAAAGATAAGGACAAGGTTAAACAGGTCAAATTTAAGCCCGGCAGTAAGTGGAACAAGTGAGGTGAGCCATGGAATACATTGAAATTCAAAAAGACCTGATCCCCTATCGGTTTGATATCTCCATTGCTGACGAGGTGTTTAATTTTGAGATCCACTACAATTCTGATTACGACTTTTTTACTGTGGATCTGGAGCGAGACGGGGAGGTTTTGGTATACGGGGAAAAGCTGGTATACGGTCAGACGCTCTTTTATGACGTCCAGGATAATCGGTTTCCTAAAATTCCGATTGTCCCTTATGACTTGTCGGAGCATAGCAGCGCGGTAACCTGGGAGACGCTCGGTGTGAGCGTCTTTTTATATTTGCTGCTGGAGGATGATTCCGATGGCTAAAACAAATTTCGGCCGTGTGGCTGAGATCATGACGGGCAATATGTCTTTTGCCTTAAGCAAATACAGCATGGAGGGAAACGTCCCTTTTGATGCGGACGCGCTGCCGAACGAATCAGAGCTGCGGCTGTGGAATCTGGCACAGACGACTATTAACAACATCAAGCGTAACGGCGTACTGATGGTCAATGCCGGCTACACCGGTGATATCGGCATCATCCTCCACGGACGCATATCGGCAGTCCGGACCCGCTGGGAGGGCGTGGACAAGATCACGACCATTAATGTGCTGGACAGCGAGGACCTGAGTAAACGGGAAGTCACCGAAATTGCCTTCGCGAAAGGGACGTTGGCCAGCGCGATCATAAAGCAGATGGCCGGATACATCGGCCTGCCGGTGGCGCAAATGACCTTGAACCAGGATTACCGTTACCAGGACGGGTATACCGCCAAAGGCAAGGTAACGGACATCATCACCGAGGTCTGCAAAGACTGCGGCACATCGGTTTATATCAACCAAAGTAAATTGTATGTCCGTAACCTACGCAGCGGCGCGGATGCGGTCTTTGCGCTGTCTCCGGCGACCGGCTTGATTGGCAGCCCGGAGTATTTCGAGGATAACGGCATCAAGGGCTTTAAAATCCAGGCGCAGTTACAGCGGCGAATTACCACGGCATCGGTCATAAATCTGACCTGCCGGGAGTGGTCCGGCAAGCTGCATGTTCGGAGCGGCAGCCATAAATTCAGCAACTCCGGCGATTTTGTGACGGAAGTGGAGGCGATCATGTGAGTAAAACAGACCCGGCGGGAGCGCTGGCCCGGATCATGGGTGGGCATGGAGCAAGGCAGGCTGACGGCATCAACGTGGCCCTGCCCTGCAAGGTGATTGCCTTTGATCCTTCGACACTGACGGCCTCTGTGCAGCCGCTGCTGAAGCTATCGGGCAGCGATCCGGCACAGATCATGTCCGTACCGGTGGCGGGGCAAAAGTTCAAATTCAAATTAGATATCGACATCGGCACCGGCAATAAGCCGCAGGAATTTGAAACTGTCATGCGTCCCGCCCTGCAGCCGGGAGATATCGTATATGTCGTGTGCGCGGATGCGGAGATAAAAAACACCTTATCAGGCCGAGTGGCCGCGCCAGACTGCGGCAGGCGGCACAGCCGGAATGATGCTGTCATAGTGGGGGTGATGCCATGCTCACTATAAAGCTTGATGATGTCGGTGATATTCTTGTTAACTCTGGACAACTGCAAATGATGTCCGGCCCCCTAGAAATTGCCCAATCCTGCAGGCTGATCCTGGGGGTGCAAAAGGGGGAATGGTTTTTAAACCCGGATCTGGGCATCGATCACCGAAAGTTTTTGGGCAAGGGGGTTTCCCGTGACGAGGTGCAGGATGAAATCATGGCAGGCTTGCTCCAGGAGCCGAGAATACAGACCGTGAACACAATAGATTTTAACTTTAACCGGCAGCTCCGGCAGCTTGTCGTATCGTTCACCGCGACAGGCATCAATGGCGAGGTCATAACAGTAGAGGGGGTGGAAATCGGTGGATGAGCAAGGGTTCAAACGTCAGCGGTATGCTGAAATATTGGATGATGTCGTGGATAAAGCCAAGGAGGTGTACGGCCAAGAGCTGGACACATCCGAAAAGTCACCTATGGGAATGATTCTCCGGCTGTTCGCATGGCACTTAAGCAAGGCTGACGAGCGCCTGGAGGATGTGTATAATTCGGCGTCCATCAATGCGTCAACCGGGGCTAATCTCTACAAGCTGGGCGGCAATGACGGGCTGTCGGTATACAGTGAGGAATATGCTTCCGGCTACATCACTGTGACCGGCACGCCGGACTATGAACTGCTTGCGGGGTTCCTGGTGGCTACAGCTACCGGCGTGCGGTTTGAAACCATGGAAGCGGTCAAGCTTTCTTCTGCAGGAATCGGGACCGTGGAAATTATGGCCACGGAGATGGGGGCGGCCGGCAACGTCCCAACTGGAGCTATAACGGTTGTCGTCAACCCTAATCCGGATGTCGTATCCGTCACCAATGCCCAGCAGACCCAAGACGGGCGAGACCGGGAGACAGATGCAGCTTTTCGGGAGCGCGTGCTGCAGCGGCGCCAGAATCCCGGTACGAGCGGCAATAAGGCTGACTACATGCGTTGGAGCCGGGAAGTCGCGGGTGTAGGAGCGGCCAAGGTCTTCCCGCTATGGGCCGGACCGAAGACGGTCAAGGTGGTTATTGCAGACGCCGATAAATTACCCGCCTCTGCTACGCTTGTTCAGCAGGTGCAGGATTACATTGACCCTGACCCGGGGCGCGGTGAAGGACAAGCACCCATCGGCGCGGTAGTCACTGTGGCGGCTGCGATTGCCAAAACGATCAATATCACAGCTACGGTGGTATTAGCTGCTGGGTATGCGCTGCAGGACGTCATAGACCGTTTCCGGGAGAAGGTGGAGGAATGGCGACAAAAGGCGGCGTTCTCAGTGTCATATGTCAGTCATGCCGTGATTGGTGCGTTGCTGCTCGGTACAGATGGGGTGCTGGACTATTCAGCCTTAACCCTGAACGGGAGCAGCGCGAATATCGCCCTTGCTGATGAAGAGGTGCCGCTGCTCGGTGCTGTGAATTTGGGGGTGTGATATGGCTTATCCGAATGGTGTGGATGTTTTTAATGAGAAGCTGAACAAAAGCCAAACCGGCTATGACTATGTAATTGAAGAGCGGATTCCAATAACGGCCGGCTATTATGACGGTCTGCTTCGGCATGACAATATTAACAATAAGACGATTCGAGTGTTCACCGGCCCCCGCTTTACCGGCGAGGAAATACGTAACTACAGCGTATCTTTCCCCGATGCGACCCCCTGGCGGCGGATTATCAGGATATTCACGGCCGCCCCAGAGGTCTATGTGACTTATGAGACACCGGGGGACACCGTGGAAGCCGACGACATTAACGTTGTGCAGTCGGCCATCACAGCCACACAGACCGAAGTGGAGCGATATAAACAGGCCGGAGTGATTGACGGCGGATCATTCGAGAGAGAGGTGTAACATGGCACAAACAATCCAAATAAAACGCGGTACCCGGGCGGAGCTGTCGACCTATGGAGCATTGAAGGCCGGGGAGATGGGCTTCTGCACAGACACGAAAGAGATCTATATCGGAGACGGCACATCTAATTCGATGGTCGGCCGGGCGCTGTCGGGTCCCGAAGCCTCTCGCCCGGCGGCGGCATCGGTGGGCCGCCTGTATTATGTGAGCAGCGGGAGTAACACCGGATATCTGTATTTTGACGACGGGAGCGCCTGGCGGCGGGTGAATGCGCAGAAATTAACCGATCTGACCGGAAGCGTGGACGATATTGCCGACGGCAGCACCTATGCCAAGGTCCTGAAGGCGGATATCACCGCAGGGCATCCGAATAAGGTGTCAGACGGCACCAATACGAAGACCGCGGCAGAAATCGCGACGCACCTTAATGATGTTGCCAAGCATCGGACCATTAACGACAGCGGGACGGCCATTACAGACCTGTGGTCAGCGCAAAAAATCAAAAATGAGATTGAGCTGGCCAAACACAACATCGAGCCGCAGGCATCCGTGAAGGATCAGCACCTCACCGCCCCGCCGACCAGCCCGACCGAAGCGGACCGCTATATTATCCCTTCCGGCGCTACCGGCGTCTGGGCGGGGAAAACGAATCAGATTGCGGAGTATGCCTCCGGTGCCTGGGCCTATTATGTTCCGGCTGTCGGCTGGACGGCGTATGTGGACGACGAGCAGAAGATTTATAGCTGGAACGGGAGCGCCTGGGTGCGGACCGGCGGTGCACTGCAGACGATTACGGCGGGCAATGGTCTTACCGGCGGCGGACAGGCGGATAGTGTGACGCTGACCGTGGGAGCAGGCAACGGGATTACGGTAGGATCAACCAGCGTTGCGGCAAAGCCGGGCAAGGGTATCCTGGTGAATACGACAGGCATTGAGGCCAACATCGACGGTGACAGTATTGTGTATGATACAGCCAATGGGAACCGTCTTATGGTCGCGACCATTGACGGCGGAACATTCTAGGGGGCGGGTGATATGGCAAGAAAAGCGTTAATACAGATCCGGCGCGGCCTGGAATCCGCCATCGGCACGCTGGAGGTGGGAGAGCTTGGGTATTGTACCGATACTAGCAAACTATATATCGGTACTCCAACAGGCAATGTCCTACTGGTAGCCGCGCAAAGCACAGGGGATATGCTGAAGAGCATTTATGATACGAACAACGACGGTAAAGTGGACTATGCTTCTGTGGCTGACAGTGTGATATGGTCAGGTGTTGCCGGTAAGCCATCGACATTCCCTCCTTCCGCCCATACCCATGATGCGCTGATTGGCGGCGGGCACACCTTCATTAATTCGAGTACCAATACAGGTCAGCAAAACGCCCTAAATCCCCTGTGGTACGCACTACGCTCGGGGAAACAGTTGTACTTAGATGAAGAGTTTGCGAATGGCAGAAATGGAATATCTCCTTACAATAACTCTGGGGGAACTGGCGTTGAGCTTTCATTAACAAATCAAACAGGTGTGCCCAATGCAACAGGGAATGTAATCGAGGTTCGCCACAATGGAAATGTTACATCGCCTAACCTTGGGGGGGTCGTTTTAGGGTACACAGCTAAATACAATGCTGTCTTTGTACAACTGATCCGAGCAAAATTGCCTGTCGGGTATACGTTGAATCCAAATTCCAATCCAATGGGAACGAGTTTTAGAGATTACTTTATGACTAATCCAGCAGGGACAGGGAAATGGGAGACCTATATCCGTGTTACGATGTGTGGTTACGCAGATTCACTAAGCAGTGGCGGACATGTATCGGTATCTGGACCTGCACCTACAGCTAGTTCTAATTTAGTATGGCAGATAGCTAGTGCAACAGTATTTGAGCTAACGGATAACACTTCCAGGATTCCGCTGACCTGGAATCAGCTCAAGGGGGTGTAACCGTGGCCTACGGTGAATCCAAATATGGAACATTGCTCTTTTCTGGCACTTCTGATGAGGACCAATCTGGCGGAATACAGGCCCCGGACATTAGTAAGCAGCTTCCCGATGTCTACAACAAAGCGGGGAAACTCCGGCAGCTCCTTGACATCTTGTCCGAACAGATCACCTTGCACAATACCCGGACGGAGGAAGTCAGGGCGCAGAATGCTGTTGAGACGGCAACCTATAGCCTTGGACGATGGGAGCAGGAATTGGGCCTCAGCGTTGACACGGCGAAGTCTCTGGCCACACGCCGGGAATTGATATCCGCCAAGCTGCGGGGCATCGGCACTACAACGCCGCAAATGATCCAGCGGACAGCCTCCGCATTCTCGGGCGGTGATGTACTGGTAGAAGAGGTGCCGGGCGAATACCGGTTCGTTGTTCGCTTCATTGGTACGCTGGGTATCCCGCCTAATATGGCTGGACTCATTCAAATGCTTGAAGAGATTAAGCCGGCGCACTTGGCCTATGAGTTTCTGTACACATACACGTTCTGGGATTCACTGAAGAATCTCACCTGGAACAGCGCGCGTGGCAAGACTTGGAACGAACTAAGAGTATATGGATAGGAGTGAAAGCGGTGAAAACAACGGGCAATCTGGGGCTGAAGAAGCCCGAAGGAACAGATAACGTAGACATAGCTGATTTAAACGGCAATATGGATATTCTGGACACTGCTGTTAAGGCTGTCCAAGATCACGCGGCTGATACGGTCAAGCACATCTCGGCTACTGAGCGCAGCACATGGAATGCCAAGGAGACCACGGCTGGAGCGCAGGCCAAGGCAGACGCAGTACAGACTAATCTGACTACTCATACAGGTAATACCACAGCGCATATTACGGCAGCCGAGCGTACCGCGTGGAATGCCAAGGCATCTACAACTGTCGTCACTACGGCTGCAGCCGGATTGATGGCCGCCGCAGATAAGATGCTACTGAATAATAATACAGGGTATGGCACAACAGCAGGTACAGCAACGGCATATACCGTGACGCTATCCCCTGCGCCTACGCTGGCCCCCGGAATGAAATTTAGTTTCAAGGCCCACGTAGCCAGCGGCGCTAATCCAACACTTAATCCTAACGGACTTGGGGCCAAGCCCATCAAGAAGCCAAATGGTAACGCTGCCGCGCTTGCATTAAACGGAGTGTACACGGTTGTGTACGACGGCACAAATTTTATCTTACAGGGTGAAGGGGGGGAATACGGGAACGCGACGGCCAGTCAGGTATTGAGTGGAACTACATTTGGAACTGAAAACGGTTTGAGCACAGGGACGATGCCAGATTACTCAGAACAGCGAATGGATGGAGAAGTCTATGTTCAGGATACACAGCCCACACAGCTTGTTGTCGCACCTACTGTCTCTGGTGGATATTTTAATAGATGGACTACCTTCTTTATTAAAGAGCCAAACTTTATTCCCGCAAACATAAAGTCTGGTGTAACCATGTTTGATGTAGAAGGGGGATATACGGCAGATGCTACCGCAACGGTAGACGACATCCTTGAAGGGAAAAGCGCATATGTAAACGGTAAGAAAATAGAAGGCCAACTGTGGGATATTACCAATCAGGCAACGGGCGTTAACATGCATGTACAAGATGTTTCACCTGGAAAACTGGTTGTATTTCCCGCCATTGGTGGTAACGGTGTGGTAAATAACCAAACCACGTTTAACATGTACGAAGATGGTTTCATTTCGTCCAACATCATGTCGGGTATGCGCATGTTTGGAATGGATGGCACAGCTACCTCAGATGCTACAGCCACCCCAGCAGACATAGCTGCTAACAAGTCTGCTTATGTTAATGGCAATAAGGTCTGGGGGACAATGCCTGTTATAAGCGAAGGCGCTGATCCAGCCCAAGGAGTAGGGAAATGGGGCGATGGAGCACTCGCAGTATATCCACGCGAAGGATATCGTAAAGGCGGAGCTGGGGCGGGAGAGATTAAAGTCTCCCCTGCTCAGCTCCAGTCAGCAGAGCCGGCCTTTGTTCCCTCCAATATTAGAGCGGGAGTAAGTATTTACGGAGTATCCGGGAATATGAGTGTTAGCCCTTCTACTGGGGTAGTCAACTTTGGCTTTGTGGCTCCATCCAGCGCGACAGCAAACGGGATAACCTGGACCCTATCAACTAATATAGGTGCTGGGAAAACAGCTATTATCGCAGTGAATCTATATTGCAGTGCAAGTAATAACTATTATGTCTCTTCGAGTTTATTTTCGGGACTCGAACTTTGGCTATCCGCAGCCTGGACCGCAGGAGGGTCAACAAGAGCATCGATTATAGGTCAAGTGGGAGGAGCAAATATCGTTATGGCTAGATTATCCGGTGTAAGCTACAATGCCAACACTGGGGACCTATCTATGTACTACAGCTATGTGACCTCGGGAGCAGGAACAATAAGCTGCGTAAATAATGCTCTGGGAATAAACATTGAATACGTGTATATCTAAACCGATAGCGCCCAAGCGGCGTTTTTATTTTTGCCCTCGGATCCCCGGGGGCTTTTAAAGGGGAGAAGGGAGTAGGAGAATGAAGACAACAGGGAACTTAGGACTGAAGAAGCCTGAAGGAACGGACATTGTAGATATTAACGACCTGAACGGCAATATGGATATACTGGACACTGCTGTTAAGGCTGCGCAGGATCACGCTGCAGATACAACCCGGCACATCACGGCAGCAGAGCGCACGGCATGGAATGCTAAGGCTCCGCTCGCAAGCCCAGCATTCACTGGCGTACCCACGGCCCCGACAGCAGCCGCAGGAACGAACACAACCCAGATCGCAACGACGGCATTCGTCGCGGCGATGAATGATAAATCTGTCTCAAGGGTAGTTGCCCCATTTAACAGCCTTGCGGCGGGTAGTGAGTGGAAAAGGATCGCGGTAGGTGCGGCGGGGTTGGCGAAGAAGACAGCAACGTTTGAATTGGCGTGGATAGGAACCGGATTAGGAGGAAACGCGACTATCGAAGTAAGTATATACGATGTTGCGAAGCCGATGATTTCCCAGACTTTGTGTAGCAGTTATGGGGCAATGGGTATTACGCAGGTTCGCATTGTATACGGACCGTCCGGATCTGAAGTGTATTTAGAGGTGTTAAAGTCCGCCTCTGTGGCCTTTACATCTTTTGAGGTGGTCATGATAGGTTCAAAGAATTGGTCCTTGCTGGCAAACACTCAGTCAGGGGCGATCCCTGGCGGGTACACCTCTGCGGACGTTAACATCGTTTCCGGGGCGATCATATCTAATTCAGACGTCCAATTTGTCAATGGTAATTTCTCTGGAATGCAGGCGTCGAATGTGGAATTTGGTGACGTCAATGTTACCGGGAGTTTGACAATAGAGGGAATGCTTAATGTAACCGGAGTGCCGGGAGCCACGACCTCAGACATGAATTTTTTCATCTCTGCAACCACGGGTTCAGACACGAACACAGGGCTGGACCAGGGGAACAAGCTGAAGACTCTCGCTAGGCTTTTCGAGGACACGGCAGCAGGCCCTAAGCTTATGCCCGACATTATCAATCACACAGTAAACGTGATTATCGACGACGGGACATATGCAGAAGCATTGAAGATAAAGGGTTTCTCTGGAGCCGGAAAAATAACCATCAACTCAGGATCGACATACAGGACAGCTCTCCTTATCAGAGGAGCGGAAATCACACAATGCACTTGCCGAGTTGAGATTAACGGAGTTACTACGGACCCGAGCGGTAATTATTGGTTCAACGTCGACGCATGTAGCGATTTATCAATCAGATTCGTCACGATCCAGCCTTCAACTTTGAAGGCGAGTACTGCGATTGACATTGATTCTTCAAATGTCGCGATTGGCAGTTGTAACATTAGTAATATGGGGGGAGGTATTCGCGCGAACTATAACTCTAGAGTTTTTGTCTCCTCGACGAGCGGAACGGGAGTTATTTTAGGGTATACCTCAACTAATAATTCCCGGATGACTTTGACGAGCACCGGAATTTCGGCGACGACATTGCTTTCAGTTGGTTCCGGCGGCGAAATATTTAATCAACAAACTACGGGGATAATCAATTCGTGGGGAGATAATACAACTAGTTCCCGAGTAATCGGTGAAATGGCTAGAATCGGAGCAGGTGCACAAGGAATTTCTGCAAACACAATTACGAAAGTGTTATGGACCTATGTTTTCACAAATAATAAGAATGTTTGCAATGTATCTAATTCTAAATTTGTGATACCGGAGAATGGAATGTATTCTGTTTGTTTCCGTGTTGGCCTTGATTGTAGCGCACCTTCCACGACGCAGCGTGTTATGACCTTTATAACAGTCAATGGAGTAATAAACGCTCAGATTACTGATGTTCCTGTCTTAGCCGGTGTTAGTGGTGTAACATCCTCTGGTTCATCTCTGATGTATTGTAATTCAGGTGACACCATTGAATTGTATATTCAATCAAGTGTTGGGGGCACAATCAGTAATGGTGACACTTACACTCATGCAAGTATTGTGAGAATTGCATAAAAAGGAGGCGAAACAAACATATGAATATAGCACAAGCAATTATGTATTTATATCCTAACACTGAACAAATGCGAGATTTTATTGTTCAAGATAACGGCCCTGAACCTGTTCTACATGAAGGAGCAGAAGAAAAAGGCCGTGTACGCTACGAGATCAAGCCGCCAGAAGATGGCAAGGAACCGCAGGAGGGTGTTCACTACCGTTACGGCATTGACTATAACCTACTGACCGAGGGCGAGGATTACGACCTGATTGAGCGCGGCCCTCACATTGCCGTCTGGAACCTGGACGCGCCGCAGCCTACGGAAGCGGAGTTACAAGCAGCCTGGGAAGCGTATCAGATTGCCGAGGGGAACAAGCCGCCGGAGCTGACGGAGCTGGAGCAGCTGTGGATGGATAACGCTGGGTTGCTGCTGGAGCTGGCGCAGACACAGGCCCGCCAGGATCAGGCCGAGCAGGATCAAGCGGCCCTGGTACTCAGCCTTGTTATGGGAGGTGTATTGTAAATGGACTGGTTTACACTCATTAAGCGTTACTACGCCGGAGGGTTTTACACAGTGGAGCAAGTGCAGGTCTTTGTATCTGCTAAAAAGATTACAGCCGAGCAGGCTACAGAGATTACAGCAGACGCCGAATAGCAGGCGTTTTTATTTTGCCCTCGGATCCTCGGGGGCTATTTGAATTTTGGGAGAGGGGAGCGGGGGAATGAATAGCACTAGCGTCAATAATCTCGAAAAGCTGCTGCCGCTCGCAGACAAATACGGCCTTGCCTATATCGTGGCGCTGGTATTGGTCTTTATCGTCTTCGGTTTTGTCCGGGACGTCCGGCGCGGGAAGCTGGTTCCGCGTGAGCTGCTGGACCGTGCAGAGGAGGACCGGGACCGGCTGCAGGCGATTCTGGATAAAGAGCGGGCCGACTTTATGGCTCCAACGCTGGAAGTGCTGCAGCGTCTCAAAATAGATCATGCTGCCCATAACGGCAGTGATGAGGATAGGGGAGGATAACCGTGTTTAGTCAATGGTTAAAACGATTATCGCCCCAGCACCGAGAAAAAGAGAAGGAGCTGGAACGGGCATCAGGTCGGGTTGCGTTAAGCATTGCCCGCTATAAAAATATGTCGAGGGAGATCCAGGAGGAAATCGAGCGGAACAAGTTCGCGCGCTTCCTGGTTTATGACAAGGGGGATCATTACCATGGGGGGAATTGATATTTTGCTGCTGGTGGCGTATTCCGTATCTATGATCTGCGCGGTGCTGCTGTTTATTTCACTGTCCATGTATTTTCACAAGCGATTCCAAAGGAAGACGGTGAGCCTATTCATGCTCGCGGTCTTCTTTTTTCTTAGCGCCTACACGGTAAAGATGGCCGTGGCGTTCTGGGTTCGCTTTAGCTCAGCTTCAGGCGGCGCGGCGCTATACACAACGCTTAAATCTACCGCCTGGGCTGTGGCGCAGGTCGGGACCACCGTAGGGCTGCTGGTGCTTACGGTGTTGATGTACACAAAAGGGCAAGACATCTTTGTGTCGCTGCCTAAGAGGGGGAAGAGAAGTCATGAAGATAGCCATTGACGCCGGACATGGCCCGCAGACGCCGGGCAAACGCTGCCCGGACGATAGCATGAGGGAATTTGCTTTTAACAGCGTGGTGGCCCGGTACGTCCGGGCGGGCCTGCTGGAGTATGACGGGGTACAGACGATGTTCACGCACGCAGATGATGGCAGCCGGGATGTGCCGCTCAAAGAGCGCACCAACGCCGCCAACAAGTGGGGGGCAGATCTATTTGTGTCCATCCACGCGAACGCCATGGGGGCCGGCTGGAGCGCAGCCCGGGGCATCGAGACCTTCACCTATACGACCCGTCCGGCGTCTGCGGTGGCGCTGGCTACGGCCGTGCAACGGCAGCTCGTCAAGGCAACGGGCCTTTATGACCGCGGCGTGAAAGCAGAGAACTTCCACGTGCTACGGGAATCTAAGGCGGTATCTATCCTGGTCGAGTGCGGTTTTATGAGCAACCGGGAAGAGGCCGTATTATTGAAATCGGATGCTTACCGGCGGAAGTGTGCGGCGGCCATCGTGGCCGGGATTGCAGAAGCAGTGGGACTCAAAAAGAAGAAGGAGGAATCAAACGATATGCGAGTGGATAAGGCGGGAACGGTTGTCAACGGTAACCGGCTGGGGGAAGACAGCGTGCTGATTGAGGGCCGGGTATATGTGCCGCTGGCTGCCATAGGTAAGGCCCTGGGCGCGGCGGTGGACTGGAACAACGTCACTAAGACGGCGACCATCACAACCAAGGGGGCGAAGTGATGCAACCAATCGTTGAAGCAGCACAGCCCTATGTCACGACCATTGTCACCGCCGTTGTGGGCGCTCTGGCTGCCGTTCTGCTGGCTGCTGTTGGCGCGGTGAGGGCTAAGGCAATAGCGTACTTTGACAGCAAGCTGGACGCTACACAGCGGGAGCTGCTGCATAAGGTGGCCGGCGAAGCATTTGCATACGCGGAGACGGTGTACAAAAGCGAAGAGAGTCAAATTAAGCTTGCCCAGGCTCTGGAGTATGCAACCCAGCAGTTAGGCCGCAAGGGCATCCGGGTAACCCCGGAAGAGATCCGGGCGGCCATTGAGGCAGCGTGCCTTAAGGCACAAGCTCCCGCAGCACAGTAAAATCCTAAACGTTTGGGAATATGAAAAGCCCCGCCGGTTGATGCTGGCGGGGGAATGCTTAAAATTCTATTTTTACATCATATCTTTTCTGATTATCTCGCGTAATGTCAGATGAACCGCCTTTATGAGTAAGCCACTTTAAAGTAATCCACTTTATATCCTCAGCATGGCCTTTTTTAAGAAAGAAAATAACATCCCCTTCTTTGGTAACACCTTCATATATTTCTCCGCCAATGTCTCCACTTTGTTTCCAATCTGCTGTTAGCTGTTCTCCAGTGGAAGTAACTAATGTTGCCTGGTCAGGATATGTTGTGAAAGTATTTTTAGTAGTGTTAGTTATTTTAACCTTTAAACCTACTGCTGAAGCAACACTTCCATCACTCATAGGCACTTTATCGGAAACAGCAATTTTTTCTATCGTAGTTTGTAGACCTTCAAAATCATCAGACCACGTAGCCCCTTCAATCAACGTCCAAAATTCTAAAACCTTTGGTTCCTGCGCATTGGATGGAGATGGATTTTCAGCTTTATCATTTGAACAACCACCCAAGATCAAAGCAACGACAATAGAGGCCGAGGCCAAGAATTTTAGTTTTATCATATTCCCTCCGCTAAAATGATCTATGAATCAGTTTAGCAGATTTAGGAAAATCAATCTATGTATTTTACAAAGAAATGAAGGCCAGCAATGCAGGCCGGCCTTCGTCAGATGGGCTACTTCAATTTCCAGTTATACACGCTGATTATCAATCCCTAAACTCCGTTTCAGTCCCTCCTGTAGCACCTGACTAAAATTCAAGTGCTGACGCTCTGCTTCGTCATTTAGCCATTTTGGTACTGTTAGTGTCTTTTTGATTGCTCTGGATTCCATGGCTGCCCGAACGGTTGGCATCCACACTAATACATCTAAAGCGGCTTCTCCGTCTTCTGCCTGCTTCAGGATAGCATCCAGCGGAGAAGGTTCAGGAATGGTATCCCCATCTTGTTCCATAACATACATAAATCCTTCTAATGCCTCGCGTGCTGCAGCATGTGCTTCTTCAGCCGTATCACCTGCGGTTAGGCAGCCGGGAAGATCAGGGAAGCGAACGGAGACTCCTTCTTCAGCCGTATGCAGTAGCGACCAAAAGCGGTATACATCTTTTTTCATCTATGGTTTAACCTCCTTGAGGGGAGGGGCTTGCGCCCCTACAACCCTGCTGATTTAAGGATACTTGCTTGAGTCTTTGGAGGAAAGCTTTTTCGTGGGTGCGGCACCGTGATCTTACCGGGCTTTGTCGGATGTTTGAAGTAATGATGACTGCCGTTTACTCCGATTTCAAACCATCCGTCCTCTTCAAGTAGTTTTATGATTTCTCTTGAACTGTATGCCTTCATCTCAACCCTCCTTATACTTCTATTATACACGTATTTATAGTACGTGTCAACGTATTGATTATACGTATTTCGTTGTTCATGAAAAATACCTTATCCTAAAGCTTCTTTAATGTAGCATAAGAAAGAGCCACCATAGGAATAATTCTGGGTGGCTCTTTTTAATTTCAATAATTTTCGGCCATCACTGGGCGGGTTATTTTCCGCTCAGTTCCTCACGGAGCGCACGCTGTAACACCTGAGAAAAATTCAATCCAGCAATTTCAGCATCTTCGTTTAAATCGCTAGGGATGGTCAGTGTCTTTTTGACGTAATTCACCTTTTCATTTAAAACCACACTAGCTACAATTGTCCGCTGGTTGCTTTCAAGTTGTAGGTCATTTAATGGAGTAGGCAACGGGATTACCTCTTTATCCTCTAGGCGGCTTTCAATGGTGAGTTTCAATACTTCGTTTGCGCGTCTAACGGCTTGCTCCACATTATCTGCCTGGGAGAGGGCTTCATCCAGATCAGGGAAGGAAATTTCAATGTGCTTATCTGTAAAATTCAAGACCGCAGGATACGTATAGCTTTTCTTCAATTGTATACACCTTCCTTTTTGATTTTTAAAAATCAAAATCATTATATATTTATTTATTAAAAAGAGTAAAAGGGGGGGCTAGAATTTCAGCCCCGTCTTTTTCTCTATATCCTTTAGGATATGTATTGCAACATCTTTGACCGGGTGGGTTATGGTAACCTTCCCTTTAATGGTCGGGTGTTTGAGTTGGAAGTGATCGCCCACGGAGTGTACTTTATACCACCCGTTTTCATTCAGTATCCTTAACACCTCTCTTGAAGAGTAACTCTTCATCCTTTCCCTCACCTCCTAATAATATTATAACACGTATCAGTACGTACTGCAAGGAATTATGTGAATTAGGTTATGCTCAGGAAAATTTTCCTCCCCATCTATATGTCTTGAAATAAGAACATTTATTCGTATATAATACAGGAACAAACGTTCGGGAGGATGATGCAAATGACAGCTATACCCAAACCATCGAGCAAACGAAAAAATGACGACCGCCCCAAGCTGGATGAATTCACACAGCAGGAAATCGCTGAAAGACTCCAGGAAGCAAAGCAGACGGATAAACCTTTAATTTTACTCGTTTACAAACAAGGAGCTATTCAGGGGACAGTTGAAAAACTTGATGGTGACAAGCAGTTAATTCATATTCGGCAGGGTTATAATGATACTGTAAAGATACCGTTCCGAGACATTTTGAAAGTGGAGGACCCAGCTTATTAAGCGTGAGTCCGTGACCATATCCTGACCATATTTGCATCTGAACTAATCGGAATTAATCGAAATCAAAAACGAAAAACTACCTATTATATGCGGAAATCGGAACTAATCGAAAAACGTTATTTAAGAACGTAAGAAATACGGCCTCAAGGCTGCTCGTCGTGCACCTCAGTTCTCGAAACGTTAAGAACCGCATAGCATCAACGGATTTCAGCCCTTGGCCCTCGTGGTCAGGGGCTTTAATTTTGCCCTCTGTAATGGCCGTGACCATATCCTGACCATATTTACTTTTAATCCGTAGTATCATTGTCCCGTTCCCCTAATGCGACCACATTTGAACCGGTGATTGGATCATCTTTATCCATGAACTCCTCAAAGCGATTTGACCCTTTTTCTTTCACGCCTTTGGTTACGTGGGTGTAGACGTTCATGGTCATTTTGATATCTGAATGGCCTAAGATGTATTGAACTTCCTTAATTGATGCACCAGCCTCAAACTGCAACGAAGCATGGGTATGCCGCAGCCCATGAACCGTAACTGAGTGCAGGTTATGCTTCATTATTAATGCTTCCAGCAGATCATTTAAATAAGCCAGCCTGAGCGGAGTTACACCATCCTCCCGCGTAAACAGGAATTTAATCGCCCCGTTTCGACCATCGGCTAATTGCTGTTTCTTTTGCATTGTAAGGAGCCGTTTCCAAAGTTGAAGGGTTTTCTTGTCTGCTGGTAAAACACGCCGTGAAGCGGGCGTCTTTGAGGTTAGAACGTAATACTTACCGTCCTCCCAGTATAGAGTTTTATTCAGAGAGACTTGCTTTTGAGGGAAATTTATATCTGTCTCTCCAAGTGCCAGCATCTCACCTTTACGCGGCCCCCTGTATATCAGTGTGTGAAACATTACGTAATCTCGAAAAGAACATTCAGCGGCTGCAATAGCAAGAAATTTCTTTACCTCGTGCTTTTCCCAGAAGTTTCGCTCCTCTTCTTCCGGGGCGAAATGTTGCTCTTCTGCTTTTGGAATTTTGACTTTTTTCATTGGGTTTGTTTTTATAACGTCATTTTCAATTGCAAATTCAAAAATTTGGTTAGCATACATCTTCATATTGTCAACGGTCTTTATCTTTTCGGCCATCTTGATAACTACTTCCTGGCAGTATTTCTTAGTGATGTCTTTCATTTTAATTTTGCCGAAGTGGGGAAGAAGCTGCTGCTTGAATTTTGATTTAACCGCTCTACGTGTTGGCGGCTTCCAGTTAGGTGAATTTGTTTTTGACCACAATAGGTAAACATCCTCAAATGTAGATTCTTTATCTTTTAGAAATGTTCCTTGGTGAATTTCTGTTTCGGTTTGAGCTGCGTGTAATTGAGCCTCTTTCTTGGTTTTAAAACCGCGTTTCGTTGAAGGCTTGGCCTTTCCAGTGATAGGATCTATAGGACCGTAATACTTGTACATCCAGCGGGTACCGTCTTTGGTGTCGTATTTCTGAAAGCTGGCCAAAATCCTCACTCCTTACCATGATAAGTTTCGGTTCATAACTTGATCCCGGGAAATTTTCATTTCAACATCGTTCATCTGAATAATAAAGCAATTTTGCTTTAACCCATGCCTGTACAAAAGCTGATGGACCTGCAGTGTAACTTTACCGTCAAAACAGATGACGTCACTGCTGAGGGCCGGCACACATTCAATTCTTTGTATTTCCTCTAAATCAATTTCTGCATGACGTTCCCCGATAGGTAATTCAATTTCCCGGCAGTTCATAAGGGTCCATTCGTCTAAGGTTACAACAAGCTGTGAAGGACCGTCAGATATACCGGAGGGGTCATAGTAAACTGCAAACTCCACTGATTTACTCCTGACTGTTTTCACCTCCTTTCTTGCTTGGTATGTAGCCGATGTCTCTGCACACATCAGTGCTTCAAACTCTCGACGTAAAATTTGCTCATACCGTTTACGTGCTTGTTCCATACTTACAGAAAAAGTTGAGGAAATTTGTTTAATAGCTTGTCCATGATCCGGGGGAAGATTTAATTCCTTAATCATGAAGAAGGGGAGGGAAGCGTAAAGAACAAACAATTCTGCATCTTCTTCTTGATATTGAACAAAAGGAGAAGGTAAGGTTGTTTGATTGCCTGCGTGCCTTAGTAAATGACATAGCTCATGGAGGAAATCTTTCCTCAACTCTGAACCGGATTTGCGTTGATTAAGAAAAATAATTTTTTTCCCGGATTTAGTTTCATGAGAAAGGCTATCTGAATCAAATGACACAACGGAAATTCCCAGTTTATTGGCTATAAAGTCTACGGTTATATCCTCTGGAACCATAATGCCATTGCTTATATAGAGTTGTTCGACATAATGTTCAAGATGAGTTTTTTTGTAATATTTGTACATAACGTCCCCCTATGCAGATCGTATGTTCGTATGTATGGGTATGTAGAATCAGCCTGTTAGCTGAAGCTACAGAAATTATTTATCGTCTTCAGAAGCGCGTTTAATAATCTCCCAGACTTTCCGTAAATCCTTGATTCTTTCCTCAGGAGCTTTCAACAATTCTTTAAAAAACAAATTGTTATCAGGATCATTGATAAAGGCTTCAAACTCAGTTTGATCCTTAGTTTTATTGTCTGATGAACTTTCAAGAAGGGAATCTATAGAAACATCAAAAAAATCGGCAATTATCCGAACAGCTTCCATTTTAGGGTCAGTTAAGTTATTTTCCCAACGAGAAACCATACTCTTACTAAAAGTAGTATTGTATCTATTGTTAATTTCGTTTACGAACTGGTCAATACTCAATTTTCTATCTGACCTAAGTTTCTTTAAGAGATCACCAAACATGAACTATCCCCCTAAATAATATTATGCTTATCTAATATGATACACAGATAGTTCCTATTATGCAACAAATATATAAACTTTATTCCTTTACGGGAACAAAAATGTATTGACATAGTTTATTTACTCGTTTAATCTGATGTTGTTCCTTAAAAGGAACGTGAGGAGGGGATGACGTGGCAGGTATGTCACCAAAGATAGTCAGAAGAAGGCAACCTTATAGCAAAATTAAGGTTTATCTGTATCAAAATAATATTCCGCAGGTTGAAGTTGGTGCGGCTATCGGTAAGACCAGCAGCGCAATTAATCAAAAACTGAACGGAACTGGAGGTGATTTTTCACTAAGCGAAGCAAGAATACTATGTGAGAAATTCGGCATACCAAAGGAATTTTTTTTTGAATTGGACGTTCCTTTTAAGGAACGAAATAAACTGGATGGTGAATAAATATGGATTCTCCAATCATTCAAGTAGTGATTGACCCTGAATATGTCCGGCAACTAACTGAAGCTGAGATCAAAAGACAAATCCAAGAAAACAGCCCAGGCGTATGGTGGGATATGAAGAGACTCGAAGCAGAAACATGTCGTAAGCGTGATTGGCTCCTTGCAAACATCTTATTGAACCCAAGCTTCAAGCAAGACATGTACCTTTGCTCAAATGGTGGTGAAGGTGGGCGCTGGATGTTTCGTGCTTCTGAAATGAGCAGGTTTCTGGATACGAATTTTGAGGCGTTAAATAAATCGCGCTCTAAGATCGCCCGTTCAAATCAGCTCACCTAATCACATCTTATCCACAATTTACCGAGAAGGAGGGGGAACAATGTTCAGACGACAGGCTAAAAAGAAGAAGGCCGCCAGAATGACGACCTTCGCACCTAAAATTATCATTTCATTATCGAATTCAGGCACACCGCCGGGTATTGCTGAATTTGAAAAAGCGGTTCAGCAATCTGTGGAACGAAATTTAAAGAGCACAGCGGCGAATGTTTCAGAATTGATCCGGACTGGGAAGCTCACTCCGAATGAAGCAAGGGTATAACTAGGGTTTTCTTCCGGTCCCCAATTCAGAATTTAACGAAAAATTATTACAAAAGAGCATAAATCATTTTTCTTGAATTGTAATTATGCAGCCCAAAGAGGGCTTGTCTGTAGTGCCACCAGTAATTTTTTTGATCTTTGCGGTCAATCGGGTTCCATTGTCTATTATCTCTGCAAGATCAATGGCATCGTCATCAGCAATGTGTCCTAGTTGTCCAACCTTAGACCACACTTCAATTGCGTTGGGATACTCCTTACTTCTTTTGCGCTTTAAAGTGATTTCTTGATTCGCGACGCATTTTTTTAACAAATTCTGTCTATTCGTTCCGTTTGGGTTATCAAAACTTACACCCACAACGCGATAATCGCTATCAATATCATTCATTGTGAGTTTTTGATGTTTTTTTCCAAAAAGCCACTCAAACAATATAATCACAACCCTCCAATAATTTGTAGTCTGAACAACTTTTATTCTAAAGGCAAAGGGAACATTTGGAAAGGAGTTTTGAGATGATCAAGAAGCCTCGTAACGCTTCAATTTATGGATTACAGCACCAAATTCTCAACAGAAGTTGGAGCAGCAAGCAGCGTCAGAAGCAAAATAATGACGCCTATGTTATACAAATAACCCTGCAATCCTGCCTGGACGCCGGAGCGCCGCCGGACCTTCTCCGGCAAATTATCGCCATGTACCGCCGGCATTACGCAGGGGACAAAGAGATGCAATTAGTAATCAATGACGTAGAGGTACGTTACATCACATCACTGGAGGGATACGCACCATGACCCAAGTTGTAAAAATTCAAGTCAATCAGCAGGCGAGGAATCTTCAAGTCCGTGAAATTTCAGGGCAGCGTATTGTAACTTTCCGGGATATTGACGAGCTTCACCGGCGTCCGGAAGGAACAGCAAGCCGCAATTTCCGTGAGAATCGGGAGCGTTTTATTTCCGGAACGGATTACTTCGATGTTACGCCGGAGCATTTCCAATCCGACGAAATTCGTCGCTTTGGAATTTCCAGCCCGCGCGGCGGGACAGTAATCACGGAATCTGGATATCTGATGTTGGTCAAGTCGTTCAATGATGATCTTGCCTGGAAGGTCCAACGCCAGTTAGTAAATAGCTATTTCAGGGGGCAAGCCTCTTCCCACGATTCGTTGCGTTCTTTAATGGCTGCTACACATAACCTGCTTGCAGGTCAGGAGATCATCACCGAACGGCTAGAGGATGTCGAGCATAAACTCGAGACTCAAATTACGCTGGACAGTGGGCAGCAGCGCCGTCTGCAGAAGGCGATTAATCAGCGCGTGTGCACTCTTGAGCAAATTAAAGAAGCACGCGGGGAATGGTTCCGGCAGCTCCATAAGGAAATTAAGGACCGCTGGAGCGTGAGCAGCTACAAAGATGTGCTGAAGCATGATCTGCAGGAAGTCATGAACTATGTTGCGGCCTGGGTGCCTATTCGGCGGGAGGATTAATCATGAAAGACGCCAGGGAATACCGTTATCAAATGCGTTTTTGGCTGGAAGCCAGTAAAGACGCCAGACTGCGGGGAGATGAAGCGAATGAGCGCCATGCCATCCAGATGTTCCGTCAGAACAGGGATGAGCTCCTTTCTATCTGGAGCAGTCCAGCAGAAGAAGCCGCACAGTGTGGATAATCTGTGGACAAACGAAAAACAGCCCGACGGGGTAGGAGCCGCGGACTATAACTTTGCAAAAATGAATTTACAGAAAGTTTATCAAGGATCGGAGGAAATTGCAATGAAAACAGCAGATAAAGAGAAATTTGTAATCGTCGGAACCTGCGCGGCCCCATATTGCCGCCGGGTGATTCTGGCCGGGCAGTCGGTGGTTCGCTGCGGTAATGCCCTTTGCTGCAACTACTCATGTCTTAATCAGTACATGTTCGGTGGGGGGCGCCGTGGTTAGTTTCGGGTTCCATCCTGTACCGAAGCCCAAGCATAAGCGTAATAAGCCCACCGCCAAGCAGCGGGGAGCTATCAGCAAGGAAGTGTACGAAGCGGCGCTGGAGCGTTCCGGCGGTTGCTGTGAGCAGTGCGGCAGCACAGAAGGCCTGCAATGCGCCCACCTGCTGCGGCGCTGGCAGATTGAAGGCGAAACCACCGTGAACGATGTCGCCATACTCTGCGGACCCAGCGTAAACAGCGGGACATGTCACCATTATGTTGACTATACCGCCAGCGGGAAGCAGTGGGCAATCAACAAGCGGGAGGAATTCTATTCCCGAGCTTTCCCGGAACTTCCAGGAAATTCCCATAACAACAAGGAAGGCGCTGCCGATGGCTGAAAAAAGAATGCTCTCTAAAGTAATTTCGATATCGGAAAAGGTCAACGAGCTGCCGGATATTTTCGATATGCTGCTGTACACCTGGATGATCCCGCATGCGGACGATTTTGGGCGCTTGGCGGGCTCTCCGGGCAAGGTCAAGGCTTTAGTTGTGCCGATGCTGGAAAAGTCCATTAAGGATATACGCCAATCCCTGCAGGTTCTGAACGACCAAGGGCTCATTTTATGGTACGAGGTTGACGGGGAAAGTGTCGTCCAGATTCAGCAGTTTGAGAAGCATCAGCAGGGATTACACAAGCGCACGCGCTCTAAATTCCCCGACTTTCCGGGAAATTCCGGGAATGTCCAAGAATTTCCCTCTGAACTGAAGGGAACTGAACTGAACAGAACTGAAGAGAACAGAACTGAAGAGAACGGAACAGAAGAGAAGAGAACAGAACAAGAACAGAACGGAAACGAAGGCAGCATGCCGGCTTCGCCCGATGCCGCCGAAGATGAATACCTTTATGGTGGTGGTCCTCTTCCTTCAATCTCTGATGCATTCAGGATGTTTGAGAATGAAGGGTTTGGCACCATAAGCGATATCACCAAAGACCAGCTCAACGCATTTATCCAGGATTACACCGAGAAATGGCTTTGTGAAGCCATGAAAAAGGCCGTATTGGCCGGAAAGCGGAATCTGAGCTATGTACAGGGCATCCTCAAACGCTGGAAGTCCGAAGGTATTGACGAACCTTGGACAAAGGACAAGCCGCCCGAGCAGGGGGGAAGCAGGGGAGCCCGCGGGGGATACAGCGGCAAGCCACATATTGAGGTCGTCCAGCCGACAACGGATGGCCCCACTCCCGAGGACATCGCCCTGCAGCAGAAATTGCTCGCGGAGCTCCAGGCCAAAAAGGAAGCGAAGCTTCGTCAAGAAAAGCGGGATAGAGGGGAGGGGCCGGAACATTGAGAAAAATGTGCTCAGTACCTATCTGCCAGCTCAATGCTACAACCACATGGGCGACCGTCCCGGTGTGTCGGCACTGCTGGGAAATCATCATGCAAGAACAACTAGAGTATTACGCTGGCAAGCTTCAAGAACATGAACGCTGCCGTTATGTTCGTATACGGCATCTGACACCGCTCTGGCCGATCCTTAAGCGAGAAATGGCCTATGGCTGATCAGAACGGATGGCTGTCCCGCTCCGAGGTTGCGGCCGGCGGGCTGCCCGTATACATCACCGGTGGCCCCGGATGGCGCCCGGCGCGGCCGGCGGGCTGGATATTGCTTCCCCGCTACCGCTGTGCGGAGCTCGGGGCGCACGTTCCAGCCTGGGAGCAGCCGGCAGCTTACCTACATGTTCCGAAGGCATTCCCGCCGCACAGTTACGCCCCGCTGTATGCCCGGCGTATGGACCAGATTGATGTTAGCCGGCTGACCGCCGCCGAGAGAGCCGAAGTGGAGCGGGAAACATGATTCTGGTGTGCTTGGAGTGCGCGAAGGATATGCAGGAAATCAAACAGAATGTGTTCCGCTGCCCTTGCTGCGGCTGGGGTGCGGAGCAATTAACCATACCGGAGAGGATCGATGAATATGAAACGCCCAAACACGGGACTTAATGTTAAAGGATTGTGCAGCCAAATCAGAGATTCCAAAAAAATCATGCTCTGGTCTTTCAAAGATGGCCAATATGCAATTTCTAATCGCCACTGGGTCATTCGGTTCACTGAAATTCCTGAAGAAGTCCTAAAAACACTGTTTATGATATTCGGTAGGCTGCCCGAAGATGGAACGTGTCTGAAGTTCTATTTCGATAAAGTTATTTCGGATCCGACAGTTCCGGACTTTGAATCCATCTACCAAGGTGCCGAGAGGGGAATGCCGGGAATTAAGACCCCAATCATCAAGGAAAGCGGAGATTTGTTGCTGAGGGTCTTCAAAAATGCAGAAACGCTCTATTTTGTGTCTGAGCAAAATCTGAAGGCCGTCAATCATACCGATTACGAAGGTGAGATTTTGACATCCGGCCCGCAGTCACCAATCTTATACAAGGATTTAGAATATATCGTTTTACCTGTTCGTGTTCTTCAGGTTGTAGAAGAAGCGGCGCTTATCAATCAAGTCATTTACGGATAGGGGGCGGATTCTTTGGATCAGGTAAATATCCCACCGGATGTACAGCAAGCATGGAACATTGTAGCAGCGTATTTGAACCAGCAGCCGGAAATATCGTTCAGCATTAATCCCTGGTACCGCTTCGGGGAGTCTGACGAGCGCAATCAATACACCATCGAGACGAATGCAAGCAGACGCGTGCTCATTACGGCGTCCGAGGAATGGCGCTGGAAAAGCCCAGCTCGGACTAAATAGTAGTGAAGAGTAGACGAATATAGCGAAGGAAGGTGTAAGAGTGAAGCCATCTGAAAGGTTGTCTTCAGCAGAACAGGAAAAATATGTTTTAATTGATAATACATGTACAAATTATGAAGCTCTGTATGGCTGGAAAGTTGGGACTGTATTGAAACGAGTTTCAATTTGGTACGGATCTAATGGATGCGGTAAGAACCTGAAACAAGCATATTTTGTTCCCGTAGATTCAAACCGTTGTAGTAGTCACATTGTATGGAGCGACCATATCAAGGGAGTAACTGGGCAGCTGGAGATGGATTTTTAGTTTCCCAGTCCGAGAAAATGATGCATTAGGGCCGGAGGCCTCCGAGACCGACCGAATTACCCAGCGTAGCGGGGGCCGCCAGCCTGTGAACTTATCCTTATAAGGAGGAACATACCCCTATGATTATAAAGACCACACAGAGCCTTACAGCGGCTACAGGACACATCGTCTCTGGTGTATCCTTTAGAGCCAAACGGGAGCGGGACGGATACCGGATCACCTTGGGGGAGCACAGCGGCATCTTTGTACCGGGCACTGCGGCATTCGTGCTCAGTGATCAGCAGCCGGACGAGAACGGCAATCGCCGCCGCGGCACACGCTATGACTGACTTACTGACAAGCTATGAAGAAACCAAGCGGGAACTAAACAAACAGATTGCTTCGCTGGAGAAGAAACTGGAACCACTCAAGGAAAGACTCAAGGCAGCAGAGACCAAGCAGGAGCGGGACGACATACGGAAGCAGATGGACCCAATCAAACTGGAGAAGAACGCGTTCGCTGCCAGCGTCAGCGATATTGAGTACGGTATCGAATGGTTACGGACAGGGTATCCACCAGGCTACCGCAGGCCCATGGAGCGGCGCAGCATATCTCAACGGACGAAGGTATGGGACCCGCAATGGATGGAGTACTTGACCGCCTACGAATTTGAGTTTGAGCCTGCGGAGGTGGGCCGGCCGCTTACCCGGGAAGAGGAGTGGAGGATTGAGGATGCCTTGCGGACTCTCTCGGAGCGGGAGCGGCAATGTTATGTGCTTCATCACGCTATTGGCATGTCAATGCAAAATATAGCAAATGAGATGGGTATCAAGAAGGGAACGGTGCAGAACATGCTGCAGCGGGCAGACAAGAAGATAGCATTCAACAAGGCGAATAACCTGTTCCTACTTTTTATGTGATTTCTTGTCTTACGGTTGCCACCTATAGATAAGTGCCATAAAAAAATAGGCTGTGGGAGTCGTTGAAAAAGCGGATCTTTTTCCATAAAGAAAGCCCGGCATTATTCACCGGGCTTGTCCTTCTTCATATGGTATGCCTGAGCGGCTTCCTTCCGCTCCAAGCACTCCGACCGAAGGAACCAACGTTCCCGGCCGGTGTCTTTTATGGGAACCAACTTTCCTGACTTCACAAACTTGTGAAGATTCTGGCGGCTGCACTCCATAAGCTCCATAGCTTCCGAAGTACTAAGCAATTCTGTGGTGACAAAATCAACAAGTGATTGCCTATCCTTAAAGGGACCAATCATGTCATTATGTTGATCACGACAGCAGCCACATTAATAACAAGGGCAGCGATACTGAACCAAAGAGCTAAGGACAGTTTACGGTCTATAGACATGTGATCAGCTTCCTTTCGTGGTATAATCAAGAAGAGAAGAACGACCCTTTGATTTTCACTGGAACCCATTGGGAGCCTTGCGGCTCCCGCCGGGTCTCTGATTTAATGAATCAGAGCAGTGATGAGGTTGATGAACGCGGCGATCAAGCTGATGGTGGCACCCACAAGCACGATCTTTGCTACTCGTTCATCCCGTCGTTCTTCTTTTCTTGTTTTTCGCATATTGTTCACCTCCTTTCTATACTTTAATTATATCATGATGGATTACAAAAGTCAACCATCTATTTAGATTATTTAGGGTTTTTAGTGTAATTTAACCATATAAAAAAGCCCGGCATCATTCACCGGGCTTGTCCGCTTTAGGTTTGCGATTATATATGCTGGCCGCCTCTCTCCGTTCCAGCACATCGGTACGATAGAATAGACGTTCGCGGCCAGTGTCCTTAATCGGCACGAGCTTTCCACTCTGAACGAAATAATGGAGATTCTGGCGGCTACAATTCATTATCTCCATTGCTTCAGAGGTGCCGACAACTTCCCGGGCTATCCATTCTGACAATTCTTCTTTGCTGTTAAAAGTGTACATTACCACTTCACCGCCAGAATAATCAGGTTAATGATACTAATGACCAGTGTGGCATACGTTACCATATTCGTGGTCTTTTGAGTCATATTTAATCACTCCTGTTATTATGATATACTGGAAGAAAGACAGCCCTTGTTATTCATCCCCTACCGCCTGGCCCCTTGCGGGGCCGAGGTTTCGGGTTTCACTACTTCAGCAGTAGCTTGATGAGGGTGAGGATTTGGACAATCAAGCTGATGATGCCAGTCACCGACTTGATTTTGTTGTCCCTTTCCTCTTTCTGTCTTTCTTTCCTTGTCTTCATTATCATCACCTCCTTATATATACATTATAGCATATACTTTTACCATAGTCAAATAATATCTTCTTGAAGTCTGGTCATTTGATCGGGCTTTTTTGCTGTCCACTAACAGGAAAGGGTGAAGAGAATGGAGTCACTTAAGGCGACAATACAGGTAGACATATTGAATATGCAGGCCGTTAAAGACGCCGTTGAGATCATGCAAGAGATTGTTAATGATGATCGTATTGCGGTTGAGGTCCGTAGCCAGTACCGGGAACGGTTCGATGCTATCCCTTGGAAGCTCCCGACCCACGATGAGTTTGAACAGGATTATAGAGATGTGGCCGAACGTATGCGCGAGTCACGGGAGCGGATGAACAACCGGACATGGCGGCTCATTGGTCAGAGGAAGGATAGGTAATGCCCAGCAAGCCTAAGCGCCCCTGTGGGAAGCCTGGATGCAGGGAACTGGTGAGTGGTGGCGGATACTGTACCAAGCACCGGCAGGAGCGGGAGCAGCGCAGGGGGACAGCAGCAAGCCGTGGCTATGGCCACAAGTGGAGGACAGCCCGGGAAGAATACTTGATGCAGCATCCGCTGTGCGTGGAGTGTACAAGGCTGGGGCTGGCAGGGGCAGCGTCCCATGTGGACCACATCATCGCCCACAAGGGAGATCCGGCGTTGTTCTGGGACCGGAGGAACTGGCAGGGGTTGTGTGGCCCGCACCATAGCGAGAAGACGGTCAGGGAAGACGGAGGATTTGGACGATAAAATTTAATTTTTTTTATTTTGAAAAATTTTTAGACCCGGGGGGCCTGGAAAAAACTTTTAAAAATAAAATGGCGTAGAC